CCTCCTTCTCCCGTGTCTTCTTCCCGATGATGTTGGTCTTCACCGGCCCCTGCGCCGGGAACGTCTCGGTGATCGACTCGCTCTGGAACCGCACCACCGCCTCGGTGAGGATGGGGGAGAAAACCCCACAGGCGCCTGACCACGGCTCGGTGCGATCCTCGACCTTGAGCCCCAGCAGCTTCAGCCCTTCGGAGTACGTCCTCTCCCAGTCCTTGCGCCCTTGCAAGTCCTCATCGACGTCGCTGATCAACTGCCCAGCCAGCGTCTGCAGTGCGCCCTCGTCCATGAACTCTGCGAGGTTGGCATCGAAGTCCTCCGGGCTGTCACTCCCAGGCTCCAGGGTGATCTCCATGCCGTCTACACCGACGGTCACAGCATCCGGGTTCTCGATCTCAATCTCGATGGCAGGTTCGTTGGCAAGTCCCATCAGCGGCGTGGGACTGGCAAGGAGGGCTTTGTCAATATTTGTTGCCATGGTGTGTCCTCAGTAGTACGCCGTGCGGCGTGCGGCGGCTGGAGTGTAGTCCTGATAGTCAGACGGCAGGCCGATGAACCCACCCTGACGGAACCGCGCAAGCGCCATAGATACGCAGTCCACTTGGTCGTCGTTGGACCCGAACGGGAACGCCACGCACTCCTCGATCACATCCTCAGCCCACCGCCGTCCCTCGGGGTACCACACCATACCGGAGCGAATCACGTCGGCCACGGCGTTTATGCGTGCAACCTTGTCCCCGGTACCCCTGTGTGGCGTGAACTCCTGCACGGGTATACCCAAGCGACGAAGCTCCTGATACAGCGGCGTACCACTGGACTTCTTCTCAACGATGAACGAATCAGGTTCCCAATCTTTCCATTCACGGATGGAAAGATCTTTCAGTTCAGGAAACTCCACACGCACCTTGATGGCGTTCAGCAGGATGATATGCGGCTCGCCCTTGGTAAGCTCGTCGTCACTGAATACACCAAACGTCAGCAGCGCTGTGTAGTCGGCACGGTTGTTCTTCTCCGCCGCTGCGTCCAGCACCATGATCAGGTACTCGCACTGTGGTGCAGCGTCCCTCTTCCACGGCCTCCACCAGTCCCGCTGGATGATCGCACCCTGCTCACCCGTGGGGTTCTGCATGTACTGTGCGTTCCACTGGTACGCAGGCATCGACGCCTTGGTGCGCTCCAGGGCTTCCAGATCGAACTTCTCAGGCCAGAGGGCCTTGAGCCCGCTGGCGGTCTCCAACATAGCCGGAAACTCGAAGACTTCGTACTGGTCGGCCTTGGGATTGTTGGCACCGTCCTTGACGAGGTGCCCGATCAGGTCATCTTGGTGCCAGCGGGTATGAACCACTGCAATTCTGCCCCCTGACATCAGACGAGTACGTGCGCCGAAGGCGAACCACTGATACGTTTTCTCAAGTTCCTCAAAGTTTCCTGCCAAAAGGTCCTGTTCCGAGTGTGGATCATCGACTAAAAGCAGGTCAGCACCCCGTCCAGCAAGGGCAGCGCCGACACCGCAGGCGTAATACTCGCCTCCACGGTTCGTAGACCACCTTCCGGCACTTTTTGAGTCCTGTGCGAGGCTGATTCCGGGGAAAACGGACGCATATTTCGGGTCTGCGATGATATTTCGCACTTTTCGACCAAAATCTACGGCCAAATCCCCCGTGTGAGACACCATCAGCACCTTTTTGTCGGGAAATTTACCCAAGAACCACGCTGGAAACAGCGTACTTATCTGGTGGGACTTCCCGTGCCGGGGTGGAATGGACACTGCGATGCGATCTTTGTGTCCGTAGGCGATGTTGGTCAGCAGTTCTGCGAGCTTTTTGTGGTGGGTCGCAACGATGTACGTTGGATCCATGTGCTGGCAGAAGGCTAAGAGGTCATCTCTGCAGGCTTTCGCATGCTTTCGACGCTCCAACTCCTCCACAACGCTCATCAACTGCTCTTGCTCGGCAGGAGTCAGCTTCCCGATGTTTGCCATCAGGGTCTGGATCTCCGGCACGGTCAGAGTTGTACTCACTCTAGCCCCGCCAAAGCTGTATCAACGTCGATAGGAGCGGTGGTCTCGATGGGCGGAGCCAGGATGGTGGCGTCCTCTGCAGTGTCTGTGCCCATCAGGCGGCGCAGCTTGTCCCGCAGTGTGTTCTCAAGCTCGACCGTGGACCGGTTGTTGACGGTGATCTCCGTGCGCTCGGTGAACAGCCCCACGTCACTGACCTTCCCAAGCAGTTCCAGAGCACGCATGCGCGTCTTGGCGTCGGGGTTCTCGGTCTCCAAGATCAACTTGTTGGTGACGTAGTTGCGCAAGCGCTTGGCGTCGCGCACCACCTCCATGTCGTACTGCGTCAGGATCCGGTCGATGTAGAGCGCACCCTCCGGAGAGGTCATGATCTGCGTGGGAGCAGCCTGACCTGCGTTGACGTACTTGAGCACATCCGCCGCTTGGCGACGCAGGGCTTCTGCCTGCGGGGGCTCAGACTCGTACCCCTCGTCGAGCAGCACGGAAGCGGTCTGGCATGCAGCCTGAGCCTTGGCCCGAAGGGTGGCGTATTCGGCAGTGCTCAGAGTCTTTGCACCGGTCGGAAGGGGGATGAAATCGTCGAGTGGAGCTTCGATCATGGATGGTGGCTTCCCGCGCCGCACCTTGGCGTTCCCCAATACTACTGCACTGGGGAGTCTCGCGTCAACCACGGTTCTTTGGGTCCCATTGACGGGGTAGGTTCTCTGGGTCCTCTTTGGGGGGTGGTTTCCTATTTTGGTACCCCCTATCCCCTTCCTCTCTTAGTTTTTGTAGTTCATAGTGGCCCTTAGTTTTTGTAGTCCCTAGTGGCCCTTAGTTTTTGTAGTCCCTAGTGGCCCTTAGTTTTTGTAGTCCCTAGTGGCCCCCTATAGTTTGTATAGTGTTAATGAGGGGTTTCATAACTTTTGGTCTTCGTTTGTGCGGAATACAGCGCAGCGAGCGCGCGGGACTCCAAACTGCCAGCGGGGGGTCGGGGATGGGTGGGGTCTGTTATACGGTGTTTAACATCAAAAACACCGGTTTCCCTAGAATGTAGGATACAGAATCCTACCGGACCTAGACGCACTAGGGGCGACAAACCAATGGAGCATATACCATGTCGCAAGTTAAGTTTGACCTCTCCCCCGTTGCCGCTGCAGTATCTGATGCTGCCGCTGCGGAGCATGGCGCCCGTGACAAGTGGAGCCGCGCGGGTAAGGCCCTGGCCAAAGCTGGCATTGTGTCGGGCATGCTGGTGAAATCGACGGAAAAGAACCCGAATGACCTCTGGAATCAGTCGGTCCACGATCAGGTTCGCGGGTTTATCGTCCAGGGTGTTAGCGCGTCGAAGAAAGGGATGACCTTTCATAGTGTTGTCCCGGGTTCGGTTTCCGAACAGACCCCTAAGGGGTCCAACCGTTGGACAGTGGCGGACCTTTTGGGCCTCACCCGCGACCAGCTTCGCGATATCGATGACGACGTGCTCAAGACCCAGCGCCGGACTTACATGATGCTGGTCGACGGGCCGATGGTGAGTCGGATTCGTCAATACATCGATGTCGCTAACGGAGTCGAGAAGGTTCGCGAGAAAAAGGCAAAGACCGACGATAAGCCCGCGGAATCGGCAGACCCGATTGTCACGATCCAGGGATGGATTGCGGCAGCTACAAAGATGGTTGACGTCGCGGACGTCGATAGGTTCAAAGATGCAGGACTGGAAATGATCGCCTGCATGCGCAGGGTCCGGAAGTCCTGACGATAGCAGCCCCCCGGGGGGCTTGCCACACAGCCCGCAGGGTTCGCGCCCTGCGGGCTTTTTTGTGCCCGGTCGGGACCGGATGTCAACGAGCACGCGAGCGGCACGCGAGTACGCGAGGAGGCCGCGCCTGTACGCGAGCGCAACGCACAACGCACGCCTGGGCAGCACCGAACCCCCGAAAAGCATTTCTACAAATGTTATACAGTGTATAACATCGCCCCCGCACGCTGAGATCCGGTCCCCAAACGAGTCCGCGAGCGGCCTTACGAGCACGCGGGTGGCATGTTCCTATTGTTCTGCCATGTTCGGTGGGTACGCGAGCACGCAAGTGCTTGATTTCAAAAGAGAAGTTCGCTTTTGTTCCGTTGTTCTATTATTTTTTAAAAAGAATATAGGTAGGTAGGTAAGGATTTCCCTAATACAACTTCATATAAGTGAAAATATATAGGGGGAGAAGTGATATTTAGTGAGATGTAAGTCTCTTTACTTGCCGTGGAGCTATTCATACTTCCAGAACATAGAGTTTTACAGAACATTTGCCATTTTCCTGAGCCCCCACAACCACTTAAAATTCGCATATAAATCGAACAATAGGAACTTCCCGAACATCCCCCGCATCCGAGTCCGTTTTTGTAGTACAATAGCCGTCCCTTCAGCCTTCACACTCTACAAATGAAGCACGCCGACATCGACACCCTGCTCCAACGCGTGGCTCTGCGGGCGAAGCCCACAGGCTCTCCCCGCTGGGTCTACCGCCCCCACCCTCAAGTGCCCAAGACCCTGCACAACAAGCCCGTGCCCCGCGCCACCCCTCCCGGCTCCCGGACAGTCTACTTCATTGCGGGCACCACCTATGCTTTGTGTGAATACTGTACACCCTTGCTCCAGGGCGCCGCAGGCGCCACCGACATCACAGCCCTGGACCCCTTGACGGTGCACACCGTGCAGAGCGCCATCGACACCATACACAAGGTCACCCCCAACAACGTGTGGACCGAGATCAGGGACCTGGGCCTGCGTGAGACCGTGCGCCAGATCATGGAGCGCAGCGGCCTGGAGGAGTTCCAAGTCGTGCCCGCTGTGGCTGAACTGTTCGAGGTGTCCCCTCTTGTGGTGCGCCGCGCCATGGGCGGCACCGAGGCCGTAGGCCGCGCGAAGCCTGCCGAATACAAGCACGACCCACGGTGGCGTGCTTTGGTGGGTGAGGTACAACGTGCAAAGAGTGCTGCCTATAGCAGGGACGTTGTCCGGGGGTCTGGCACCGTCGCAAGATACGGCAAGTTCGACACCGAGGACCTGCTCATCAAGCATCATGGGGAGCGGTTGTTCCCCGAACGGTGCCCACTGCTGGGGCTGCCGCTGATCTATGACAGGCACAGCTACCCCAAGGACAACAGGCTCATCGCTATTGTTCGCAGGGACATGTCCAGGCCGATGGCATCGGACAACGTAGTGCTGGTGAGCCGGAAGGCTTATAAGCTGCTTGAGACCCGTTCCAAGCCCGAGACTGCCGAAGAGGTCGCCGCATTGGACGCATGGGGAGTCAAGAAAGCCATCAAACCTGCACCAGCACAGCCCGGTACAACAGACACACAAACGGAAGCTATTGACTTGACATAAGGGTCAGTCTATGCTATAATGTATCTGTCGGTGGGAGATCAGCCTATCGACACCGAGCTAGCTCGGTATGTTATACAGTGTATAACAAGCTCTTGAACAAGCCCGTACCGGGAGGGGTGCTTAGCAAGCGCCCCGCTATACCGGGGTTTCGCAGGCTTACCCACAAGCCTGCTGACAAGATACTGATCTAGCCCGACACCGCTGCCTGTGGCAGGACAAATGGGGTGAGGTTCAGTTCCTCGACGTGATCGACGGTAAGAGACCGTTGACGCGTAGGCCGCAGGGGAAAGACCCTGTGCAGGTTGTTGTGGATACCTGAACCACAACCTACAAACATATAGCGACAGCATGAGCGGGGATCCCATGTGCCTAATCCGCACAACGCGAGAGCGTGGGGCGAGACCGTAGTCGCAACATCGCAGGGGGTTCTGCCCCCTGCCTAGAGCGCTTCGCGCAAACCGTCCGCACGGTACAACGAGTGCTCTAGGCAGCATGTGCTGCGAACACCGGGGCTTGACCCCATGAAAGGCGACAGACCATGAACCAGACCAAACTGAGACGTTTCGGGATCCCGGTCATTCAGCAGACCGGCCCCGTGGACCCGGCCATCATCAAGGACCTGCGCGAGCTAGGTCTCCGGTGCCTGGGTCCGTACCACAACGACAAGTGGTACATCTTCCTCCCGAAGGTAAACCCGTCGGGATTTACTGGTAAACATAACCAAGAGAAAGGCGTAAGACCATGAAACTCAGTACCAACAACCACCCGCGTCCGCTGGCGTGCCTCGCGGAACTCCCGGACAAAGTCCGGGCGGAGTTCGACTACGTCGGGGACGGCGACTACACCGCACGGTTCGTGCAGTACAAGGGTCACTGGTACGACGTGTATGACAGCCAAGCCTGCGGCGTCGGGTTCGATCAGTTCAAAGGCTGGGACGGCATCGTGTCGGAGACGTTCTTTTCCGGCGTCCTGTTCCGCTTCGCTGACGAAGATCAAGTCATCGTCGGTCAGTATTTCGCTTGATGGAGGAAGTATGGCTAATCGCAAGGTAACTCTGTGGATTCTCAACGACGAAGGGCTGTACCGCATGGCCCTGGACTGCATCAAGCAGTACCGGCACTGGTCTTCCTTCACTCGGAGCATGACCCCGAGGGAGCGTGCAGCGCATGCGATGCTCGACCGCCTGAACATGGCGGGTATCACGCACACCCCGGACGGTGCCAAGTACACCGTGACGTCGATCCGCGCAGCGATGGTGGGGCTGGCATGACCCGTCAATCCACCGCAGACGCATTCGCTCAGGGCGTGCCGGGCAAGTGCCACAACGCCCACACCGATGGGCAGACGTACACCCTGCACGACAGCCCTATCGCCGTCAAAACCGACGGTGCTGTAGTCTTTTATTGGCACGGGTTCTATACCCGCACCACGGCTGCACACATGAACGACATCCTCCGTGCTATCGGTGCCGACTTCCGTGTCGGCCATGCACTCGCCAGGAGCAAAGCGCAGACGCATTTCGTAGCGCGGATCAACGCGAAGGACTGACATGCCATCCTGGCACCAACTCAAGGCGGGGCTTCCCAAGCTCAGCCACCCCACGCAGTGGTCGAGCTACAACCCGACCGGGCACCTGTCGGTGATGCGTCACGCATCACACGACGACTGCATCGAGTACTGCAAGCGCACGGGAGACATCCCGCTTGCACCAGACAACTCCAACCCGACCCGCGCTGCGGGTCCGAAGGACTGACATGACAGACGCAACATGCCCCCGGTGCGGGGACGACGTACCTGCCGCTCGCGCTGCCCTCGGGTACAGGCTCTGCCTGTGGTGCGGGGAAGAGGAGGCGAAGGCAGAGCGCCGCTCGTGGACGGTGGTGCCCATGCACAAGTCCAATTACGTCCTGCTGACCGACAAGCGCGACCTGCACGGCATCAACAACAAGGGCGGAATTTACCGCTGACCGACACCCCCGCAAGGGGGTTTACTGTTAAACGCGTTTAACTGGAAGGAGAGACGCTATGTATTGGGAACCCGCACACAAAGAAACCATTGACGGTTTTGACATTGTTCTATCCACTACCCCGGAGGATATGCCCCCGGATTGGGACGAGACCGAGGAACAACGCGCAGAGACGCTACGTAAGATCAATGACGGGACGTGGGCTTACTTCATCGCAAAGGTAGAGGCCGCCAAGCAGGGCATCGTGCTTGCCACCGAGTACCTGGGTGGCTGCTGCTACGACAGCGTGGAGCAGTTCGTAAAGGAGGGTGATTACTACAGAGACATGGTCCACGAAGCCGTCGCCCAAGCCAAGGCAATGATTAAGCAACTGGAAGGAGAGAAGTGAAATGAAGATCAACATTGAAGTCACCGACACGTTCGGTCACGAGCCCAACTACGGTTGGGTGCGCAGGGCTACGCTCGAAGCCCCTGACCTGCTGAGCAGGTACGCCTGCGTGCGGCGTGCCAAGGCAGCGGTAGGGTGGACGGGTAAGCGTACCGTCACCGTGGACTACGGTGACATGATCGAACTCCGCCCGCACGGGGAATGCCTCGTGTGCTTCATCACGTTCAACTGATACCCCGCCCCTACGGGGGCATAACCCGAGAGAGTGAAATGCAACCACCGAAAAACGTACATGACGCACTGCGTCACATCGACAGCCTGCTTGCAGATGTCATGCGTACTGTGGACGCCTACACGGAACCGTTCGCAAATCGCCCCGAAGAACTCATCTACGTCAACGCTGCCACTGCCGACGCACGGCTGCTGGCGCTGTGGGTGCGCGACCAACTGAAGACCAAGGAGTAAACCATGAACACCATCAGCATCGCATCTTCCGCCATGATCGGAAGTCTCAACATATCTGTGTGGGAAGCACGGAAGTTGGACAAGAACACCCAGGCGGAAGTCCTGGCGAACAAGGGCGCCAAGTCCCGCCGTGCGGCGACGGTATCCAAGCACTTGTTCTCCGAGTGCCCGTCCCTCGAAGCCATCAAGACCCTGCGCGGTGAAGCCCGCGTGTGGTTCAACAACGCCACCCTGCCCTGGGACGACAACGGTGGCAGGCTCATCACCACTGCCCAGTACCTGCGGGTCATGGAGCAGGCTGCGAAGTACGAGCAGCGGTTCAACGATCTGTTGAACGTCTTCGTGAATGTGTACGGCACCGAGATCTCCAAGCAAGCCTTCGAGATGGGTGCGCTGTTCGACCGCAGCGAGTACCCGCCTGTGTCCGAAGTGCGTGGCAAGTTCCGCTTCGTGCTGTCCGTCAGCCCGGTGCCTTTGGCCGGGGATTTTCGTGTGGACATCGGCAACGAAGCCGCTGCCCAACTGAAGGCGCAGTATGAGCGTGCCCTCGCGGAACGGGTCTCAGGCGCCGTGGCTGACACATGGCAACGTGTGAAGGCCCAGGTCGAGTGGGTGCACGAGCGCATGACCGCCGTGCTGGAGCATGACCCCGACGCAGTGGAAGAACAGCCCATCATGGGCGCCGTCAAGGTAGGCACCGAGGAGGTGCCTGTGTACGATGATTATGGGAATGTCGTAGGGTCTGAGATCAAGGATGTGTTTGAGGAGGGCGTTGTCCGCATGGACATCAAGAAGAAGCGCCGCCCCAAGCTGTACGACTCCATGCTGGAGCAGGGGTTGGAGTTGTGCGCCATGTTGCGTGACCTCAACGTCACCAACGACCCCCGGCTCGAAGCGGCACGGCAGGACCTTGAGACTGCCCTCACACGGGTGGACATCGACTCGCTCAAGGAGTCCACCGAACTGCAGCGGGCTACCAAGTCCGCGATGCAGGACATTCTGGATAAGTTTGCGCTGTGATCCACAGCGCACCGCCGCAAGGCGGGGCAAGAGTGATCCCCCGGGGCTTCGGCCCCTTTACCAGTAAATCTAGGAGAGAGAAACCATGATCAAGCTCAGCATCAATCAGTGCGCCAACGTCATCGGCGCGGTCGGTTCCCACACCAGCGTGCTGGTGGAGGGTCCCTCGGGTTCGGGCAAGTCCAGCATGCTGTACATGCTGGCAGCGCGGTTCCCCGGGCACCGTGCGGTCTACATCGACTGCACCCAGATCGACGTGGGTGACATCCAACTCCCCGCCGTGGACCACGCCACGGGCACCAGCACGTTCTACCCCAACGCCATCTTCGGCGTGCATGGTCAGCAGCCTGTGGCTATCTGCCTGGACGAGTTCGGCAAGGCCCCGCGCTCGGTACAGAACGCGCTGTTGCCGGTCATCTTGGACCGGCGTGTGGGCAACCGCCCGCTGCCTGCTGGCAGCATCGTCTTCGGCACGACCAACCTCAGCGCCGAGGGTGTGGGTGACAGCCTGCAGATGCACGTCCGCAATCGCATGTCAGTGGTGACCATGCGCAAGCCCACCGCCGAGGAGTGGGTGCAGTGGGGTGTCGAGAACGGTGTGCACCATGCTGTCCTGGCCTGGGTCACGGAGACGCCTGACGTGCTGGCGGACGACGACACGGTGAACAACCCTGACCAGAACCCGTACATCTGGCACCGCAAGGACCCCGGTCGCAAGGCGTTCTGCACGCCGCGCTCCCTCGCCGCTGCTGGCCGTGTGCTGGATGCGGAGATCGAGGACGACGACGCTGAACGAGCTGCACTGTCTGGCTTGATTGGCTACCGCTCGGCGGCTGATCTGCAGGTGTATGTGCAGTTGGGTAGGAAGCTCCCGGCGTGGCAGTCCATCATCAACAACCCGGATATGGCAGCATTGCCTGACAACCCCGCAGCGCTTATGATGGTGGTTCACCGGGCGATCAACCGCACCATGGAGGATACCCTCAACCCTGTCATGACCTACATGAAGCGCTTGCCTCTGGAACTGCAAGGCGTGTTCGTGAATCAGTTGCTCCGTATCAGGGGCAAGTCTGTGTTCGCAGCTAGGAACATCAACTTCACCAACTGGTGCACCGCCAACAACTGGATGATGCGCTGACAAACCAACCGCCCCGGCATCGCCCGGGGCTCCGAAGGAGCTATCATGACCCCAGAACAACGTATCACCAAGGCGCGTAGCGCCATCATGCGTGACGAGCGTTTCACTGCGATCAGCCCGATCCTGATGATCGGTACGTGGTCTGTGGTGGACGACATCCCCACTGCGGCGACCAACGGCAGGGACGTGCTGTATGGCCGCAAGTTCATTGACGAGTGCGACGACAAGCTGCTGCGCTTCGTGGTGCTGCACGAGTACTACCATGTGCTGTTGATGCACATGACGACCTGGGCCAAGCTCGATCAGGAAGACGCTAAGCTGAGCAACATCGCCAAGGACATGGTGATCAACCTCATGCTGAAGGAAGCAGATCCGGGCGAACAATTCCTGACGATCTGGAAGCATGCCTACTGCGACCAGCAGTTCAAGGGTATGGATACCGGTGAGGTGTACCGCAGGCTCAAACAACAAGCCCAATCCAAGCCGCAAGGCGGCGGGGGCGGGGGCAATAGCCCCAAGGGCCAGCAGTTCGACGAGCATCAGCCCGCGCAGCCCGGGGGTGGTGAGGGTGACGACCCTGCTGACGGGCGTATGAAGCCCCTGACCGAAGCCGAAGCCGAGGAGGTCTCCAAGGCCGTGGACACGGCCCTGCGTCAAGGCGCACTCATCGCTGGCAAGCTGGGCCATGGCATGGCGCGGGACGTCGAGGCACTGCTGGAGCCTGTGGTGCCCTGGCAGGACGTGCTGCGTGATTGGCTGAAGACGACCGCCAAGGGTGAGGACATGAGCACATGGCGCAGGCCAGCACGGCGCTGGCTTGGGCAGGACATGTACATGCCAAGCAAATACACCGAGAGCGTGGACCGCATCGTCATCGGCATCGACACCAGCGGGTCCATCGGTGAAGCGCAACTGCGACGGGCACTGACTGAGGTGGCTGGTGCGTGTGAGTCGGTCAGCCCCCAGACGGTGGACGTCATCTACTGGGACGCCGAGGTGGCAGCGCACGAGGTGTACGAGGGTGAGCGCGTGCGCGACATCGCCAACGTGACCAAGCCCAAGGGTGGCGGCGGTACCGACGTGCGGTCGATGTTCCGCTACATGGAGAAGCGCGGCATCAACGCGGATGCTGTGATCATGTTCACGGATGGGTACACGCCCTGGCCTGCGACGCTGCCCTGCCCTGTGCTGTGGTGCATCAGCACCAAGGGTCTGCGTGCCCCGGTGGGGGAGACGCTGTATGTCCCAACATGAACTACCCAAGCCCCTAGGCCCCGAGCGTGAGTGGAAGTTGGTCGATGAACTTGCGGCCATACAGCGATTCGGGCTCTATCAAAGGCACACCATGCCGGAAGGGTACGTGACGTACAAGGGCCTGATGCATCTCAAGTACTACGGTGTAACTAAAACCTGGGTTATCTTTGCTGAAGGGTGGCGGATGGCTATCGAATCCGAGGAACCGCCCTTCGTACTAGCGGAGGCACTGTATGACGCAAGGAAGTAAGCCGCATCGCGGGACCGGATCTCAACCCCCAACCAAGGAATCATCATGAGCAAACCACCGTTCGACCTGATCATTCTCACCATCCACGGCAACAAGTTCATCGTGCCCAAAGACGCGGGCATAGCTGTGTTCAACATGCTTGCCAACAACGACATCTACAAGATAGA